TTCTTAGCATCTGCACCACTTTTCGATAGTATTCCATATCTAGAGTCACTCGATATAGTAGCTAAGTTAACTGTTTCTGCGCTAGACATAAAAGAAAAACCAGAACGTCTGTTTTTTAAATAGCACATACCGTAGCATCTTTTGTCTGCTTTGCAAGCTTCCCAAAATATAAAAAATAACCTATTTGCTTCACGAAAGTCTGGAGCTCCAACGTCAATCTTGCTCCATTGTAAATACATGTAATGACTACCTGTTATATATGTAGGTTCGCCGTTATTATTAAACCAATAGCCTTCATCTCTATATTTAAACTCTTCATCAATAAAATCATACCACTTATCTTTTTGTTCTTCAGGATAATTTCTCCAGTCAAATATATTTTTAAGCTTACTTAGTTCTTTTGGATATTCTAGCTTTTGCCATTTTTTTGCGGTAGGCAAGCGCATTCGCAGTGGTTCCAACGGCAAGCCAATCTGCAAGCCTTGGATTTCATATATTTGTCCAATTTTACCAGTTTTGCTGATAACCACGATGTCATGTTCTTTATTATATCCATATTCCCATTTACGTTTTTTGTTAAGTCGACTTATCGTAGTCTTCTTAACTGGTTCAACTATTTTATATAATGTTTGTTCGTACATCAAAAACGCTATTACTTTGATCTGCCTTCCGCGAAGCCTTTAAATACTCTTTCTTTTTTCTCTTCTTGTGTCTTTCCTTCCAAAATATTCTCTTCTTCTTGTACGCGGTTGAGGATTTCAAATGCATCAAATATAGCTAACTTTTTAGTAGCTGCAGCGTTCTTCAGTCTATCAGCAGATACATCATCTTCTGTGTTAGTAATGATTTGCTCTTCAGCAACTTTTATTAACTCATCAACTGCTTTGCGCCCAGCTAGGATTATACGTCTCTTCGTTTCCTTGATACTCATATTTGATTGTAATAAATTTAGAATAAGCTCTATACATCCTAACACCATCTACAACAAACTCGTAAGTAGACACAGGATCAAAACCTACTAAGTCTCCTACTTTAACTACACTATTTGAATATTTAACAATACCAATTAGTGGTCGTTCTGAACTAGTGTTAAATTTATCTATAGATTTTAACGGTTGTATAAAGCAAAAACCTGGTAAAGGTTTCCATATATTTTCATTTTTATAAAGAAATATTTGGTCTTGAGAAATAATATACTTATTATCTTCAAAATAAGCTTTACTATTTTTTTCTTTACCTTTTACATCATACCATCTACGAAACACGTTGTGGTGTACAAGAACTGTATCACCTTTAGCTATTGGCGTTTCGTTTATGATAGGTACACTTAACACTTTAGCTTCTCTATTAACATATTGATGATTATAAACCTCAGTGTTAACTATAAGCTTTTTATCACCAACATCAATAGTGTTATTGTATCTATCACCTTTAGGTTCAACTAAAAAGCAATATGCACTTTTCATTAATACTCTAAGTTATATTCTACAGAAACAGCCATATTCTTGTTAAAGTCTTTCCAAGGTATAACGTTTTTGTTTTTTCTTATATAAACAGAATATTTATCTTTTTCTTCTATAATATCGCAAATAGTATGACCACCATACACTTCTTGCCCAACGGCATAGTGCATGGCGTCATTCTTATAGTCTTTGCCGATACTAATTTTTCTTATCAGCTTTGACATCTTCTTTTGCGTAATTTATAGTACCATCTTGAATATTAATATCAGATGTACCATATTGTTCGTTAAACTCTACTTGCATTACAGCTAGCTCGTCTTGCATAACTGTAACACTATGTAATACTTGATGCTTTCTAGTTTCCATCATACCTAAGTCCATTTGAGCTCTATTTATTGTATTAACAATATTTTGAACTTTAGTTAACTGCTCTTCAGTTACTTTTTCTGCCTTAGGTTTAAGGTCTACAATTTTCTCCGCTTTCGGAGTCTTTCTTTTTGCCATGATTTAATTTAATTTAATTAGTTAATTTTATTTTCCAAAGTAGCAAATTATACCGCCATCTGCATCATCAGCGCTCATTGATACTGAAGTCCATCTACCATAGATAGTTAATCCTTTTGGAAATACTTGCGAACTATCAATAGCCATACCACCAGCTCCTTGAAATCCTATTTTTCCTGGTTTTTTAAATGCAAGAGTAACACCATCGCTTATAGATTGACTTGCTACTGATATTTCTCTAGTATTGTCACCATCTGGATTTAAACCAGCAACAGTTCCTAAAGAAACACCTGTTGAAGCTAAAAATATTTCATCACCTACTTCTATGTTGTCGTTATTACCTGTACCAGCGTTTTCTTGATCAAATATAACTTTTGTTGAACTACTAGTTGCTCCGTCTACCGTTCTAGTATAGTGGCCACTGTCATGAGCTGCAGCTCCAATAGTTGGAAATACATCAGCATCATCAGAGACTAATACGTCAAGCGATGTATCAGCTAAAAACTGAATAGCCACAATACGTAAAGTTTCTGGAGGTGAAATTGTATTTGCGTTTGCATCTGCAAAAGCGGATCCAAACTGCCCAAAGCCGTATGCTACTTCTGTTGAATTTTGTCCCATTTTATTTTTTTACTTTTTCTAGTGAGCGTCCGCCAAAATAAGCACCGATCACTGTTATTAATACTAGTTGAAGAAGGTCTACGTATGAGTCCTTCACATTAAAGTTAATTGCACCAGCATCAATAAAAATTAATAGCATCGTGCATACTATTAAGAATATCAACGTCATTGGACGTACATTCTTGCTAAGCCATGAATCTGACTTTAAATCTGCTTCCCAACGAGATGTGATGTTCTTTTCCATTTCAACTTCGTAGTTAGCAATTAATTCTTTTATTTTTCTTTCTGCTTCTAGCTTCTCTTCTTTAGTAGTAGTTAAGTTATCTATAACACCACCTACGTTCTTTACAAGATCACCTGCTCCAGCAGAAAATATTTTATTTAATATACTCATTTAGATTTTACTTTCTCAAACGAACTAATACCAAAACAACCTAGCGTTACCCATACAAATGAGTTGTATATTACTTCGTTTATTACTAATGTGCCATCAACGAATATAAAGCTAGTAACTAAATCTGCAATAGCAAATAAACACATTACTACAAATGAAGAAAAGCCTACTACGTTCTTTTCGTTAATCTCGTTTTTATCTTTAAATAAACTCCACATACTAATAATCTGTGTATTTTCTAATCTCTTTTCTAGCCTCTTTAGTAAGCTTGCCTTCTTTCTTTAATTTTTTTCTAGCAGCTCTTTTTGCTTTACGCAATTCTTTGTTGCCAAACAGAGCTAGTGGACTTTTCATTTTAAATGCCATAATCTAAATTTTGTTAGATTCCCAAGGAAGACGTCTATCGCCTTCTTGATATTTCTTACCAGTATGTGGATCTATAATAAACCCATCAACTCTTCTCCAAGTTTCACCTTTATAGTAAACAGCGTAGTCATCGTATGTTTCGTGACCTAACTTCATTGCTGTTATGTGTTGCATTTCGTGAACTAATGCTTGTCCAACTAAAGGATCGTTAGGATTTAAATTTTTATTTATGTATATAGATCCATCAGCATTAGCTTCAGCAACTATATCTTTTCCTAATTCTTTTCTAAAAACAGGTGTTCCAGGCACAACTTCATTATCACTTTTAAAGCTAAGCTTGCTTTTAACTTCACCAAACCTTGCTTCCATTTTTTTAGCTCTACCTAGTTTATACCCCATTATCTATCTTTATCTTTTATCATATCATCAATAGCTTTGTTGTAAACTTTATCAGTATATGATTTGTTATTGTAGAACACGCTTCTAATTGACGTAGGTAAGTCTTCTTCACCTAATAGTATTCTATATATTCTACTTATTAATTGACTGCATTTAAACGATGTTTTAAATACTGAGTATTTTATAGTCGTTCTGTTTCTTTGTCTCCACACTTCGATCCAGCCATCAGATCGTAATCTTTCCCACCTTTCTTTATCCCAAGAATATGTATACGTTCCGTCAATAAACTCTTGTCTCGTAAAAC